GTTCTACTTCCAGCCATTATTTATCCCACTCCTTCAAAATCTTTGAAAACGCTTCTTCCCATTTCTTTACTAATTCAGGCTGAATTTTGCGAAGTGCTGGATAGATGAAATAGCCAGAATTTCCTCGCCCCTTGCGTGGGGTGCGTCGTGGGAACTGACGATAACGATTAGATCCGAATTCGTAACCTGCCCAGAGGTCTTTAGTTGATCCTCCACCAGAGAAACGCTGAGACGCGAATCCATAAGAGAACTCGCCAATCTTCGAGGTGCTGGAAACTTTAACGCCGCTTGTAATGCGATCGACAACGGCTTGTCCAAAGGTTCTTGTGATGCCGTAGGCCCTGACTTCATTCGCGGCATATCGAGCCAGCGCAGAACTTTCGCGTTTAGCCGCATCAACAGCTTCATCGTCCATCGCTTTGAACGCGGTAATGATTGAACGAAGTTCGCGCTTGTCATAGCTGATTGGTAACTCATCTGCCACCTTTGCGCTCCTTCAATATCTCAATCGCCGTTAGAACTTGGTCTATGTCAGTCCACTCGCTCATTGGAATACCGGTTGCAATTGCAATCTCGATTATTAGTCGGTTGATGCTTCCGGCTTCGAAACTTTTGGGCTGTCATCTCCAATCGTCATTTCTTCTACCGATAATTCCCACACTTCTTGGGATTTTGTCGGTTTCCCAGCCGCCTCTCGCTTGTAAGCAAAATAGGCTAGGTCGAGGAAGTCCGCTTGCTGGTAAGCCGAAATATCCTTCATCGAATAAATTGACTTACCCGTTTTGCGTTCCCACTTCGCCCACTCTGGGAGTCCGGCGTTGTAGGTGACTTCCTCGCCATTCGTGTATTTAATTGTAATTGCTAACTTCATCTCCCGATTCTCCTGATCTCTTAGCTGAAGGTCTCTGTTACTTCACCCTTTGCCACTTTGAAGGTGAACGATACTGTCTGTGCGTCAATCCCTGATCCGCCAGCTGTTGGGAACTCTGGAAGAATTGGGAAAACAAATTGAGCGCCAGTTGCAGCGGTGAGAGTAATGTTAATGTTTGTATCTGGTGCGGTCTCTGCTGCTGTCCAAAGTGCTTCGCATACAGAGTTAGCCTTGCCCCAGTCTGCAAGCATATCTAGCTGGAATGTGCCTTCGATATTAACTGTCTTGTAAGCCTCACCATCGAGAGTCTGATAAGTCTCGCGAACGTTGGTCTTTGTCAAGACAGCGTTTGTCGCTTGGGCTTCAATATCTGTTCCACCTGTGAAAGATAGCGAAACGTCGCGACCAGTAATAACTACTGTTGCCACTTTTTCTCCTTAGTTAGTCTGTGTGTAATAGGTGGAAACGCGAATATCTGCAACCAATAAATTGACTGCACCCACTTGCGTTACCGATGGCCGTTCTACTGGGCCGACTGTGTAGCCGTCCGGAATAACTGCCAAAACTGAAAATATAAGCTGCTCAAGATTGTCGAGAGAAGCTGGGTTGGAAAGATAAGCGACTCCACAAGTAATCGTCATATTAATCTTGGCGTGAATTGTTGAGTCGTTAATTGTGTTTAATTCTAAGTAAGGTGAATCTGGAACAAGAATAACCGCTGGAACTTGCACAGCTTCGGGAACGTAGGAATAAACGTTAGCCGAAACGGAGGCGAGTGCAGTTGCCAGCGGTGTTCGGATAGAAGATAGAACTGTGGAGGCAGGCATTAACCCACCATCGCATCGGTATCAAGATAGGGGCCAAGAAGGCCAGTTACCTTTGCCAATAAATTTTTTGAAAGTCTGTAAGGTGTTACTGCAAAATCTATGCCTTCGATTGATCCTCCAGCGGCAGTTCTGGCTTGGAAGATTTCGACAGAAATAGCCAAAACGGCAGCCTCGACGTTGGCATTTCCCACATAGGTTGATGCACCAGAGAGCGCAGCGTTTCCGGCTGGGATAATGTTCTTTTCCAATACGTCAGCATTTGTGATGGCGGCGGTAAATACATAGGGGCCAATTAAATCATCTGTAACTGTATGAGTACCGTTAAAAGGCGCTCCGACACTTGTGATGACAACCGATTGGCCTTCGGTAAATTCGTGAATTGTCGCGGTGTGAAAGTAGGCAACGTTGTTTTCTAAATAAACTTTATCCACTTTGCTTTGAAAAGTGACAAGCATTGGCAACACAAGATTTTCACTGGCGTCCACAATGTCAGCAAGATAGGCGTCTGAATATAGGGAAGACGAGACGCCAAGAATGGTTCTCAGCTCTGCAGCCGTAACAATTGTTGGCATCTCGCCGTCCTTTCAATCTAGAGGGTGACAGGCCAGCTCGGGAGCGGACTGGCCGTCACTTTTGGAAATTACTACTCAGCAAACGCGAAGTAAACGTTTCCGTTCGCAACTTTCACGGCAAGCGCTCCGTAGCCATAATAGGCAACTTCGACCTGTCCATTGAGAGCAACGTTTGTTTGTAGGCGGAATCGTGACGATTCGTACCAAGTGTAAGCATCTGGATTAACTACGAACATTGATCCATCTCCAGCAGTTCCAGCGGCTCCGGCATTGGAAGCCATCGCGCGTGAGACGTAAAGATTTAATCCAGCAACGCTTCCGCGTAGTGAATCTGGAGAAGCAACACCAGCTGCGTTTTGAGGCGCAATTGCGTTGTAAATTGGGCGTCCGGAATCGTTGTAACCCATAATGTTTTGCCATTGAGTCGGTGTGACAATGATATTACGAGCAAATCCGAGAGAATTTGTGTAAACCAATTTAGCAGCTTCAGCAGCATAACCTAGAAGGCCGGTTGCGCTATTTGCTTGAGCGGTTGTCGCTGAAAGACCATTGGAAAGCAAGCCAGCAGCAACGAACTTATCTGTTGCGTGAGCGTATGCGTATTCCATTTGACGAACGAGCTCATCAAAGAACAATGGGTTTGAACGATCCAAAAGTTCAACTGAGAAAGTCTGGCCGCCAGCAAACTTCTTTACGTTTACAGTAAGGAAGTTATTTGTCATTCCTGTTTCATCAATTGCAGCAGCTTCTGCTTCTTCACCGACTGTTGGGACAGCGGTAATCTTAGGAATTTCGAAAGTCATTCCTGCATCTGGTAGAACTCCTGTGGAGATAGCATCAATGGTGCTGCGATCTGCATTGGAGAGAGGATTGATTACCTCTGTCAATTGGCGAGTCGGAATGAGACCAGCGTTGTTGCTTGTGGTGTCATCGGCAGCCATAACGTACTGACGTGATGCATCATCGCCATAAACTTTTGCGCGAATTGATGCTTCGAGGTATTTCGCCTTTGTAAACTCAAGGCGAGGAGTGGTGAAGAACGCTGGGCGTGGCGCAGCGGCTTCAACCTTAGCAGCTTCTACCGTTTCTTCGGCAGGAGCTGGAACGGTAGTGTCTGACACTTGTTCTCCTTCGGTTGGTTTGTCTGCTTCAGCGGTTGCCGGAGCAGAATCTTCTTTAGGTGCTTCGTTTTCAGAAGCTGCGACTTCGCTAACGCGAGCGCTATCAATTGCTGGATCAGTTACCAGAGAAACTTCATCAAGGGTTGCTGAGGTGATAAGCATTGTCCCTTTGTTGTTTGTCCATTCGTTAATTTGTGCGCCAACGCTGAATCCATCGCGTAAGCCTTCGGTTGCCTCAACCAGCGCATCTTCGCCAGCCATTGTGTTGGCTATACGAAATACAGCCGTTATCCCTTTGTCTGAAACTTCGTGGCTGACAAGCTTCCCTATGGGTCTTGTTCTGTCGTGCTCGAGTAGCAACTTAACAGGCTTCATTTCAATTGAATCAGCTGCGAAAACTGTTGGCCCGACAGAGGTATTTCCCTGCTCGTTCCAAGTGACAATTGTTCCGCTAATTGTGCGCTTTACTGTATCGGCCGCAGTTACGACCATTGGCATATTAATCTTCATTGGGGATTAAGTCCTCCTCGCGTTGAATTTGCTCAACGCTCATCGCGCCGATGCGGTTCAAGATTTCGTACACTTGAGCGCGTTCCAAAGCGTTGCCGCGTAGAAAGTCGTCAAGTGAGAATCTCACCATCACAGGATTTGGCACAAAGTCCGGAAGCGATAGACGCTCCTCGATTGCTTTGAGAATCGGGCGAAGTGAGAAATCAACTAGTGAGCGCCGCTCGGACACAGCGTTTGAGTAAGTCATCGAAGTCGTTTCGGCGCTCAAGAAGTAGGCTGGGATTCCGCAAGCCCGAGCCAATTCTAAAGCCACATATTGACGAGCTTCGGCTAATTGTAATGACTTTGGATCGAAGCCAAATTCTTTAAGATCAACGTCTGCATTGAGGAACGCAGTCGAGCGAGATTGACGAGCTGTGCGCCAAGCGCTGAGGAGTGATGAAACTCTTTCAGCGGTTAAGTTTGTGCCGTTGCTCTTAAGAATCATTGAAGGGTTAGGCTCTTTGGCGTAATTAACTGCTGCGTTCTCAAGATATACAGCTGCGCTAATTGTCTTGCCAGCGCGGTGCAACAATCCTTCATCTGGGCCATCAAAGCGAATAAGTGAGCCGACTCCAGAATTAGGAACGGCCATTCCATCAACTTTGTATGACTCGATTACTGTATTGCGAAAATCTGTATCAACTGTTACGCGCTCAGGACTTACGCGAGTCCAAGCTCTGACTCGACCGCCATCGGTTGTCGAATACATTTCCAAAACTTGTCCATAGCCAACGCCATAAAGCCAAATATCTTCGGCAAGCCAGTTATAAATTACAAAGCCAGCAACTCGAGGATCAGGCTGATTGATAACTCGGTGCGGATCTACATATTCGCCAGTAATGCGATTAAATGTTGTGAGAGGTAGTGAGCCGATAGTTCCGCAGATGATATTGCGAGCGCGAGCGACTGAAGGAACGCTCATAGCCAATTGGCGAGTTGAATTGGTAGCGCCGCCAAGAATGTTATAAACAGAATCGGTGATTTGCACCGGAGTTAATGCGGCGGTTACGTCGCTAACCTTTTGCGGCGTTTGCGCGGTTACTTGTGGAAAGAAGAAATCTCTGATAGCACCCATTGAGCCTTTATTGTAAAGGGTCTGTGCTACATAATTACTATATCTACGCCATCGTTTGATTTTGTGGCGAAGTGAGTCGCCATAGCAGATGCCACAGCTCCACAAATAATCGCATTAGAGACTTTGCGGCCCATTACCCAACCGCCGTCACCGAAAGGCAATTTGACGGCGGAAAGGCATTGTTTAGTCAGTTCATCTTGTCCCGAGTGAACTAACCGCTGCGATGAGATTGCTCCCAGTAACTCATCACAGCTTTGGGCATAGTCAAGACCATCTATTGGCTCAGTCCGTATCCCTGCCGGTGCTAATCGCGCAGCAACGGCGGAAGCGGTTCTCGCAGAATAGGCAACGAGCTGGACTGGATACTTTCGTACCCAATCCGCCAAGTCATTAGCCAAAGATTTATCATCGAGGTTAGACGGATTGTGCCAAGTTTGCAGGAGGATTACTTGGAACTTATCACCTTCGAGTTTCTGGCTAGCGACCAGCGCCGCTTGTTTTCTGTCCGGACTGAGATCAATAGCCAGCCAAGTATCTGACTCAGGATCAAGTCTGAGACCCTCGACCCGACAAGATTCCCATTGAGACGGATTGATGACTGGGTTAATGGTGTCAACCCATTGGCATAGAACTTCTGTGCGCACAATATCTTCAGGGTCTGACAATACGGCGCGGATATTGTCAGGGTGGACTGTGTAGCCAAGTGACGGATTGGCTTGGCAGACACCTAGCCAGAAATCTGATGAATTGTCGAACTTAAT